GAAAACGAAGATCAAATGGTCGGAATCGAGGCGGTGTCAATCGTCTCACAACCAGCCATAGAAGAATCATTCATTACTCTATCAAGTGATGAGATTAAATTGGCTAAAGTAGATGAAGAAAAAAGAATTGTAATGGGTGCTGCCTTAGTGCCTAACAAAATGATATTTAGAAAACGTAATGACACTATGTTTTATGTGTATTTTTCTAAAGATACTATCAGAAGGGCAAGTGAACTGTTTTTTCAAAATGGTAATCAGAACAATGCAACATTAGAACATCAAATGAAAGCTAATAATCTTACTGTTGTAGAAAGCTGGATTGTAGAAAACAAAGAAAAAGATAAATCAGCTCTTTATAATTTGGATTTACCTGTTGGTAGTTGGGTTATTTCTATGAAGATAGAAGATGATGAATTATGGCAACAAATTAAAGAAGGTAAAAAATATACAGGTTTTAGTATAGAGGGTTATTTTGCTGACAAAGCTTCTATTAAAAAATCAGATGCTAAATCTGAGATGGCAGCTATTGAAGAAGAAGAAGCTGAATACATGCTAAGTAATATTAAAAACCTTTTGTCTGATGAAAGTGTAGAACTAGAAAGTTACAATGATTATCCTGATGCAGTTAGTAACAATGCAAAAAGAGGTAGAGAACTTAACGAAAAAGTTAATAATAAATGTGCAACTGATATAGGAAAAATAAGGAGTGCTGATCTTGAGGCAAAAAGAAACCTATCTGTAGAAACTATAAAAAGAATGTATTCTTATTTATCTAGAGCTGGTGAGTATTATGACGAAGGAAACAATGAAGCATGTGGCACTATTTCTTACTTACTATGGGGTGGAAAAGCTGGTTTAAGATGGAGTGAAAGCAAACTAAAAGAATTAGGTGAAATAGATCTAGCTTCTATGGTAGTTGATGACAATTTTGCAATTATTGATGACAGATTAGCTTACAGTACACAACAAAAAGCAGAACAAATGGCTAAAAACATAGGTTGTGAAGGTTTTCATGTTCATAATTTTGAAAATAAAGACTGGTTTATGCCTTGTGAAAAGCACGAAATGAAGAAACCTTGCCAAGCTGGCTATGAGCAGTATGGAATGAAGATTAAAGATGGTAAAAAAGTACCTAATTGTGTACCAATAAAATAGAGATGAAGAAAAGAAGAACAGAAAAAATTCCATCAGGTAGGTTAAGTAGAACATCTCCAAAAGGTGGAAAACGTGGATGCTTATGTGCAGACAGTAAAACATACAGTAAAAAATGCTGTGATGGCTCATTACATGCTCAAGGAATAGGAGCTGGTTAAGAAAATCACTTAAAAAGTATATCATTTTGCGCTTTTGTACGACTTACAAGTATGAAGGCGCAAGAAATACTTAGTAAAATCAAAGAAGTTGTAGGTATTGAACTATCTGAAGAAGTATCTGTACAACTTGAAGAAATCAAATTAGACAACGGAACTATTCTAGTTGCCGAAAAGTTCGAATCAGGACAATCAGTTTTTATTAAATCAGAAGATGACGAAAATATTGCTTTACCAGTTGGTGAGTATGCTTTAGAAGATGGCAGAAAATTAATGGTTAAAGAAGAAGGTCTTATTGATGCTATTGGAGAATTAGAAGTTAAAGAAGAAGAAGTAGAAGCTTCCGAAGAAACTGCAACTGAAGAAGAGAAAGTTGAAGAAACTGAATTAGAAGAGGAAGAAGAAGCAGAAGAAATGAACTACGTAACTAAAGAAGAGTTTTCTAAAGCTATTGAAGAAATTAAAGGCATGATTGAAAAAATGTCTAAAGAAGAAATGAAAGAAGAAGTTGTTGAAGATGTAAAAGAAGAATTATCTGCTGAAGCTGCTGAACCAGTTGTTCACAATCCAGAAGCTAAATCTGAAACTAAATCTTTTTTCAATAAGAGCTACCCTAACACTATCCAGAACAGAATTTATCAAAAACTTAATCAATAATAAAAATAAAATAAAATGGCAACAAGTTTGACAACTAGTTATGTTGGGGAATATAAAGACAAGATGATAGCTGCGGCTTTATTGAGTGGTAAGACACTTGATAATGGTGGAGTAACAGTTTATCCAAACGTAGCTTACAAAGAAGTAATTAAAAAAGTAGCTTTAGGCAATGACTTAATGGTTGGAGCTTCTTGCGATTACACAGATGCTGGTACTGTAACTATTTCAGAAAGAGTACTAGAAGTAAAAGAATTTCAAATAAACAAAACTGAGTGTAAAACTACATTCTCACAGGATTGGACTAGCGCACAAATGGGCTATTCAGTACCTAATTATGTATTACCAAAGAGTTATGCAGATTTCATTTCTCAGCAGTATGTAGCTAAAATCGCTGCTAATGTTGAATCAATGATTTGGCAAGGTTCTGCTGGAGCAAATGCTTTTGATGGTTTCACAACTACTTGGGCTGCTAATGCTTCTTCACTAGCTGGTGGAGCTGTTGTTACTGGTACAACTTTAACCGCTGCTAATATTGTAAACGAAATTGGAAAAGTGGTAGATAATGTAAGTGCAAACAATTCTGCTTTATTAGACAAAGAAGATTTTATGATTTATCTATCTAACCACGCATACCAAATGTACATTAGAAGTCTTGGCGGTTTTGGTGCTAGTGGTTTAGGTGCGGCTGGTTATGATAACAAAGGTAACAATCAAGATTTAGGAGATTCTTTATTATTTGATGGAATCAAAATATTTAGAGCGCCTGGATTACCAAGCAATGATATGGCTGCTGCACAAAAATCAAACTTATTCTTTGGTTGCGGTATCGAAGGGGACTTATCAGAGATGAAGTTGATCGATACAGGAGACACGCTAGGTGACCAGAACGTTAGATTTGTGGCCAGATTTAAAGCTGGTATTCAGACTGGGTTACTTGAAGAAGTTACTTACTATACCTAATTAATTAACTAATAATGGGGAGTTGTAATACTCCCCTTTTTAAAACTATAAAAATATGAGTTGTGATCTCTCAGCTGGACGTAATGTCCCATGTCGTGATTCGGTTGGATCAATAAATGCAGTTTACTTTGTAGACTTTGGAGATTTAGGAACTGTTACTTTAACAAGTGATGAAGTTACTGATGTTTCTGGAACTTTTTCAGCTTACAAATACTTAGTAAAAGGTGCTAACTCACTAGAGCAAGCAGTTACAGCAAGTACTGAAAATGGAACTGTATTTTTTGAGCAGACTTTGACATTAAACTTGCAAAAACTTACTAAAGAAGATATGGTTCAACTAAAGCTTATGGCTTATGGTAGACCACATTGTATAATTGAAGATAACAACGGAAACTTCTTACTAGCTGGAAAAGACCATGGTCTATCCGTTTCGGGCGGTAGTATAACTACGGGAGCAGCTTTTGCTGATATGTCTGGAATTTCTTCTTTAACTCTCTCGGGAAGTGAGAAGTTACCAGCGAATTTCATAAGTGGAGCTACTCAAGCAGATCCGTTTGCTGGATGTTCTTCAGCTACTGCAACTATAGTAGTAGGTACAAACAGTTAAGATGTTTAGTGGGTATTATATGTAAAGTACATATAGTACAGGGTGTGAAAAGGGTGGTTCGATTAATTTTAAACCACCTTTTTTTTTAAAAAATTAGAATGCAGATATTAAGTACAACAGGGGGAACTATAAATTTTATACCTAGAGAAGATATTTCTAGCAGTAAAACATACACTTTAAAAATAACTTCTGAGAACAAGAATAAGGTGATTTTAACGGACTCTAATGCATCAATTGGTAGCAACAGCTTCTACAACACCTATGTAACCTCACAAGCTCTTGTAGAGGGTTCTTTTTACATGATAGAGATACAAAACACTACAGACGATAGATTAATATTTAGAGATAAGGTTTTTTGTACTAATCAAGCTTCATCAACTTATGAAATGACTTCTGGTATTTATACACAACATAATACAGGAGCTAATGAATACAAATATTACACTGCACCATGAACAACGTACATTTACTTGAACTAAGCCAATACGAAAAACCCATAGTAACTGAAGAAAAGAACAGAGACTGGGTTGGAATAGGAGAAGATAATAACTACTATCAAGACCTTATAGATGCCTATATGAATAGCACTACAAATAGAAGTGTTATTACTGGAATAGGACAGCAAATTTATGGTAGGGGATTAGATGCAACAGATTCTGCTAAAAAACCAGAGCAATATGCTCAAATGAAAGGACTGCTAAAGCCTGATTGTCTAAGAAAAGTTTGTTTAGATCTTAAAATGTTAGGAGAAGCTTCTTTACAAGTTACTTACAAAGGCAAAAAAATAGATTCAGTATCACATTTTCCTAGAGAAACTTTACGTGCTGAGAAAATGAACGATAAAGGGAAGATAGAGAACTACTTCTATGCACCTGATTGGACTAAAGTAACCCAAGCTACAGAACTTACTAAGATGCCTGTTTTTGGCTCTAAAAATAGTGGCAATGAAATCTATGTTATTAAGAAATATATCCCTTCTTATTATTATTATAGTCCATGTGATTGGTCTACCAGCTATCCCGTTCTAGAATCGGAGATTGCAGACTATCTTATTAATGAAACTATGTCTAGTTTTAATTCTAGAACAATAGTAAATTTCAATAGTGGAGTCCCTTCAGAACAAAAAATGCAAGAGATTAAATCTCAAGTATTGAATAGACTAACTGGAGCAAACGGAGAAAAAGTGATTGTTGCATTTAACCACAATGCAGAGCAAAAAACAACCATTGACAGCTTACCAGTACAACAAGCACCAGAGCTTTATGAGTATTTAAGTGAAGAATGTAAGAGAATGATCCTATTGACTCATCGTGTAACTTCTCCATTATTGATTGGATTAAGAGACATGGGTGGTAGTGGACTAGGTTCTAATGAAGATGAAATAAGAACTGCGCAAAGGTTATTTAGTAACACTACTATAAAACCTTATCAAGACTTAATTTGTGATTCTCTTAAACAAATACTAGAAGTTAATGGTATTAGCTTAAACCTTTACTTTAAGACAAGTGATCCTTTAGAATTTATTGAAGTTGAAGTAGCTAATGATGATGTACAAGAAGAAGAAACTGGCGTAAAAGAAGATGATTTTTCTAAGCTAGAAATGATGGCTTCTAAGGCATCTTCTCCAGAATATCCTAATGAAGTATATGATGCAGTTTTAGAAGGTCTTAAAGGTGAAGTAATGAGTTCTGACTGGGAGATTGCTGATATTAGAGCATACAACGAAGAAAATACAAGTGCTGATGAATGGGCAAGTGATGTAATTCAGCTAGCTAAAGAGAAAAAAGCGACTACACCTATAAAGAACGTACCTAAAAAAGGTTCAACACTAGATAAATCTTACTATGCAGTTAGATATAAATATGATGTAGGAACTACAAAAGGTAAAGGTGGCAAGTCTAGAGAATTTTGTCAAGTTTTAATGGACAGAACTAGAGAAGGTGTTGTTTATAGAATAGAAGATATTAATAAAGCAATGGTAGATAGGTCATTATTTAAAAAATTTAAACTACCAATGCACAATGA